CTAACGTTGCTTCGGTGTGAGTGATTCGTATCCGTCATCGACCACTTTGAGGGCGATGCCATGGGCAACCGTGCCTACCTCCAGTGCACCCTCTGCAACTAGCTCTTCGATCGCTTCGAAGATATCGCTATCGTATTGATCCAGGCCGCTCATCGTCCCTACCTCTTGCTAGCCCAAAAGGGCGGCTTCGGCGGCGGCCATCTCGTCGGCATCGTCCGCCTTCGGAAAGAGATGGGAATAGCGGTCCATGGTCAATGCGATCGTGGAATGGCCCATGCGATCCTGCACCGTCTTAGGCGGCAGCGCGAGGCCGCCGTCTTCGCGGCGGTTGATGCACCACGATGCGAACCAATGCCGCAGGGCATGCATGCCGGTGTATTTTGCGGCCAGCACAGGGCGGCCGTTCTCGTCCAATTCGTCGGTCTCCACCGTCACGCCTGCTGCGATCCACGCCGGCTGGAGGCCGCGTCGGACGATGTTGTTCAACTGCTCGACCTTGCCAGACCCATTCGGGAACACGAGGTCCAAGACAAGTATCGGTTCGCCGGCCGCGTTGCGCTTGCCCGTGGCGCGGCGCGGGCATTTGAGCTTCCATTCCCGAAGCGTGTTGATGACGATCGGCGGGGCAGGGACGGTGCGCTCGCCGGAAGAGGACTTGGGAGCGCCGATCTCGTTGAAGCGGTCGGCCCGCTGATGAACGCGAATTTCGCGGCGCTCCAGGTCCACGTCTTCCCAACGCAGGCCGCGCAGCTCGGACGCGCGCAGGCCGGTGAAGATAGCTGTCAAAAGGACGGGCCGCCAGCGGCCTTCCAGCGCGCCGACCAGCGCCCTGATCTCGTCACGGGTCGGAATGTCCACGCCGATCTTGAGCTTCCCCTTTTGCCGCCTTTCCTGCCGGCGCTCGCTGCCGCCGCGTCGGCCTCGCACGTCGCGAATCACGTTGCGATTCGTCAAGCCGCGCTCCTGAGCGTCGGCTATCAGCGTTCCAAGAGACACGAGAACCTTCTTGATCATGGCCGGCGAGCGCCCGGCCGCGCGAAGCTGATCCTCGAAGGCGCGAACGGCTGGGATCGTGAGCGTGGAAATCTTGGATGCGCCGATGAACGGCGTGATGTGAAGGCGAAGATGGCCCTCATAACTGGCGAAGGTGGTTCTCTCCAGCCCTGCCGCATCGACGCTCGCCAGCCAAAGCTTTCCGGCCGCCGCGATCGTCGTGCTCGCGCTATCGGCCACATGGACGCCCTGCCGAACCTCGACGGTGGCCGTGGCCGCGAAGGCGTCGGCCTGTTTCTTGAGCTTGAAGGTTTTTAAGCGGCGCTTTCCTGCGCCATCCATATAGTCAACAACCCATGCTGACTTCTCTTCGCCGCTGGGGGTCGTCCAGGCGCGCTTTCGGACGGACATTAGTCGTTACCTGAGTTCTTACTCTTCTGTTTGAAGAAATCCTCAACCTCATGTGTAGTTAAATTTGATTCTGGAACTTGACTGATAATGTTTTTCAAGACGCGCTTAACCTCTCCTCTCAAATAGGCTTGCTTTTCTGATGGCGCAGTGCTGATGAAAAAATCAAGCCCCTCAGCAATGGCAACCATAGCCCAGTCATGTTCGGAAAAGGTAGCTTCGGCTAGTTCCTTTGCATACGTATTAAGTTCTCTTTCAAAATCGTCTCGCGTATTTTGTGTGAAAAGCTGCGCCCTAGTGCGTATTTCAGGCGGTAGATTTACTTTCGGCCAGCTAGAAAAGCTCCATTCTAAACGCTCGACAATCTCGCTTGTGATGCTGCGATGATTGGCCGTTGCAGAGGACTCTATACGTTCCTTCAGCTCGGCTGGGATGCGCAACCGAAAGTGCAGGTCTTCACGCGACATGACACACCAATGCCTCAATACGACTTGACGACCATGCCTCACGCATGACACACAGGCAATGACGCACGGTGCGTCATTAGCTTGTCTGGGGTTAAGGAATGGTATCCGAAGGTAATGAAGGGGAATCCTTGCAGCTCCTTTGGGGGGCGAAGGCGATATCCAAATTCATCGGAAGGACACAGCGCGCCACGTTCGGCATGCTCGAAAACGGGGAGCTTCCCGCGAAAAAGGTGAGCGGGTCGTGGGTAGTCGATCGTTCGCAGCTGGTCGCGTTCTTCAGGGACGCGGCGCAATGATCGAATCACATTGTGAAAAAGGCTCGGCAAAGGCTGCAACCTTTCCGAGCCGTGGTTCCAACATTCCGAGTCAGGAAACAGCTGTGAACACTCATAGCCATAGCACCGCGCCCGCAGGGGCGGCAAGGGTGCCGTTCGACTACAAACAAGCCTATCAGGGGATGGAAGAGCCGATCTGTTCGGCTTTGGGGCGGATCAAGGTCGTCTGCCGCTTGGCCGACGATATCGAAGTCAGGCAGGATGAAGCCAACGGTGAAGCCGTGAGGCTTCCGGCTGACGAGCTGGACCCTTTCCTGTTCATGATCGAGGAAGCCCGGCGGGCTGTCTCGGCGCTGAGCGAGCTGTATCAAAGCACATGGGCGGCCGAAGCCGCCAGCGAAGTGAACGCGCTCGAACAGGCGCGAGCCGCGAAGCTGACCGGCGACCTAGAACACGAGGAGCTGCGCGCTTTGATTTGCCAGCATCGGGCGGCGGCGATCGCTTATGACGCGGCGGCTGCGAATGCCGGCGAACTGGACGCCCCCCCGGAAGCCGCCGAATTGCTGGATATCAAGGCCGTTCAATGGAAGGAGGCGTCGGCAGCTCTTCTGTCCTGGCGCCCTTCCACTTGCGCCGGCAATGCCGATCGCATCCGCTACCTCTTCCATGATGAGAATGGCATCTGGAAGGATTGCAGGCCGACCGAAGACGAGCTGACCATGCTGTTCGCCTCCATGGCGGAGGTCGGTCATGGCGGATGAGATCGATCTTCATGGCGCTATGCGGCGGGTCGCGCTGCTGCTCAACATCCTGCGGCACCGTGCCAACGAGAACTTCACGCTCGTCGGCCCGGCGGACGCGCGACACTATCGCCTGTCTCAGATGGAAGGCGACGAGCTAATCGCCTTGATCCGTATGACCAACGAGTTCGCGCTGGATTGCGCGTCGGAGGCCGGCAATTGAGCGATCTTGACCTCAACCGCCTGAATGTCGGCACGGCCATCATCGAACGGACGCGCCGCACCCTGGGCGTCGGCGCGGCGCGGCAACTCTGGCCGATGCTCGGGCTTCCCGATCTCGGCGGCGCGGCCGAAGCGCCCCGGCCGCAGGGCGCGACCGCGTTTGATTTCGAGGGCGGGACCGTGCGCACCGTGACGATCGACGGCGTGACGTGGTTCGTTGGGAAGGATGTTGCTGCGCGCTTGGGGTACTCGGACCCAACCAACGCGATGAAGCAGCATTGTCGTGGGGTGGTGTTTCACCACCCCATCTCCGATGCGCTGGGACGCGAGCAAAAGGCCCGCGTTCTCTCCGAAGCGGACGTGCTGCGCCTGATCGTCGCCAGCAAGCTCCCGGCCGCCGAGCGCTTCGAACGCTGGATTTTCGAAGTCGTGCTTCCTGAAATTCGCCGCACGGGCGGGTTTCGGCCTGGAGGGGGTGTCTACAGTGCGGACACCCTTCCGTCTTCTGGGTCTGCCAGCCCGGCTAAGCGGGCAGCGGATGCGCGCCATCTGAAGACTGTGGAGCAATTCATAGCGGACTGCTGCTCGCTTGAGCCCGACAGCGAAGTTCAAGCTCAACCGCTTTATCAGGCGTATGAGATATGGGAGGCGCGCCGGCAGGGGCGTCTGATTTCGCAAACGCGGTTCGGGCGGATCATGCGGCTTGCGGGGTTCCAGAAGGACAGGGGGCATAAGGTCTTTTACCTTGGGCTCGCCCTGCGAGAGGACGCTTGATGGCGTTGCGCGCTGGCACGACCCCTGCTTTCCTCTTGGCCGCCACGCCGCGCCAACGCGATTTTTTCGCGGGGCAGTGGCTTTCCTGCCTGCCCGTCCGCGTCTGTTGCTCCACGGCGTCTGATGCGCCCCGTTTAAACGCCTCTCGTTGGTTCGTCGCCTTCCTCCCCGCACCCCTCCCACGGGCGCGCGCCGGGTCGATTTTTTGGGGCTTGTCTGGCCTTCGCGCCGGTTGGAGCCTAATCCGGCGTGTCTTTCACATGAGGTCCGGCCCGTGACACAGTAGGAGGCCGATCCGCGCGCCGTAAGCGGCGCAATTTGTCAGAACTGCCTTCGATTGAGGGGACGGGAAAGCTGTGTCTGAGAGATGAGTGCGAGAGTTTGCGAGAGTTTGCGAGGGTCAACGAGACTATAAAACTGGATGCAAAGCCTTGTGGGACAGGGCTTTGCGAGACATGCGAGGGTTCCTCGCGTATGCGCACGTAAGAGGCTGATCAGAGAATACTTCCTCTTATGTCTATGGAAACGCCAAAAACTCTCGCTAACCCTCGCAAAGCCCTTTCCTTCTAGGGAATTTGCCTCTGGAATAAGTCTCGAAAACCCTCGATCAGGTCTCGCAACCCTCGCTAAGAAACCTCCGAATACAAAATCTGAGGATTAGCCTCTACCACTTGTTCCCCTTGGCTCCCCTAGAGCAAAATTCCAGTTTAAATCTCTTCAATATCATACGTTTACTACCAGTAATTACTTGTTGAACTGAATTAAAAACTCGGCACATCTTCGGCCTTCGAGCTGGGGGCTGATTTGGCGAGTTGGATTGCAAGCAAAGTCGGGGCATGGCTGGGCCGGGACGCACGGCCGGGCTACGGCCTTTCCGATCCCCGCCTCACCGAGCTTTTCGGCGGGACGCCCGCCGCAGCTGGCATCGCCGTCACCCCGGCCAGCGCCATGCGCTCCACCCCCGTCCGCTGCGCCGTCCAGACGATTGCCGAGGCGATCGGGCAACTCCCGATCCACGTTGTCGAGCGCGGGGCTGACGGCTCCAAGGAACGAGCGACGACCCATCCGGCCTATGCGCTGATCCACGATCAGGCGAACGACTGGACGCCGGCTTCCGAGCTTCTGGAACAGGTCACGCGGGACGCCCTGCTTCATGGCAACGGCTACGCCTTCATCAACCGGGCAGGCGACGAACCGCGCGAGCTGATCCGCCTCGACCCGTCTGCCGTCGCGGTCGATCGCTCCACCACGGGCGAACCGGCTTACGCGGTGACGGAACGGGGCGGGCGTCGGTTCATCGATCGCCGGGACATGATCCACATCAAGGCCCCGTCGCTGGACGGGCTGTCGGGCGCGAGCCCGATCATGCAGGGGCAAGAGGCTATCGCCCTGGCGCTGGTCATGGAGCAACACGCGGCCAAGCTCTTCGCCAACGGCGCGCGCCCTTCGGGCATCCTGAAGTTCCCCAACAAGCTCGGAGCCGAGACGGCACCCCGCATCAAAGCGTCTTGGAACGGCAGTCACGCGGGCGGCAATCGCTCGGGCGGGACGGCCGTTCTGGAAGAGGGCGGCGAATTCCAGCCCCTGACCTTCTCGTCTGTTGATGCGCAGTTTCTGGAGCTGTGGCAGCACGTCATCACCGAGATCGCCCGCATCTTCCGCGTTCCGCCGCATATGCTGTTCGAGCTGGGCCGGGCGACCTGGGGCAACGCCGAAGAGATGGGCGCGAGCTTCGTGCGCTTCGGCCTCATGCGCTGGGTGAAGGTCTGGCAGGGCGAGCTGCGCTTGAAGCTCTTCTCCCCCGAAGAGCGCGCCCGGTTCACGGCAGAGTTCATCCTGGACGATCTTCTACGCGCCGACACCACGACGCGCTTCGAAGCCTATTCCAAGGCGATCACGGCCCGCATCCTCAACCCCAACGAGGTCCGTGCCCGCGAGAACCTGCCGCCCTACGCGGGCGGCGAAGAGTTCGCCAATCCGCACACGACCAGCGGCGCGGCCGGGGGTGACGTATGACCGATCATCTCGACCTCACCTTCCGCTTCGCCGCGCCCGATGACGCGGGCCTCTTCACGGGGCTGGCCGCGATCCATGCCGAGCCGAACAGCTATGGCGAGACGATCCGCTTCGGCGCGTTCAAGCGGACGCTGGCCGAGCACAAGCGCGCCGGCACTCGGCCCCTGATGCTTCGCGACCATGATCCCCGCGCCATCATCGGCGTGTGGGAGCTGATCGAAGAGACCGACAAGGGCCTGTCCGTCCAAGGCCGCTTCATCCTCGATACCGTCGCGGGATCGGAAGCGCGGGCGCTGGTGAAGGCCGGGGCCGTCAACGGCCTGTCGATCGGCTTCCGGGCTCGCTCCGACACGCGCGGCCCGAACGGGGGCCGCATCCTCACCGACATCGATCTTGTCGAGATCAGCGTGGTCGGCCTGCCTTCGGCGGCCAAGGCCCGGATCAAGACGATCCATTCCGCACATGGCCGCCAGTCGAGCGCGGCGGCCTTCGTTGACGCCTGCCGCAAGGCCACGCGCTCTCTGGAGACACGGTAATGACTTCCCCGCTTGAGACCCGTTCGGCGCTTCCGTTGGAAACGCGGGACGGCAACGATCCCGATCCGCTGGCCGCCGCCACCGCTGCCGTCGAAGAGCTGCGCAGTGCCAGCGAGACGTTCCGCACCGAGCAGGCGGCGACGGCCGAACGCCATGCGACGGAAGTTCGTGGCCTCACCGATCGGATCGCCTCGCTCGAAACCCGCCTCAACCGGCCGGGATCGGGCGGCAACGATCAGCGGCAGGAGCCGACCGTGGAAGTGCGCGCCTTCACCGGCTTCGTGCGTCAGGGCCGCGAGCTTCTGACGGCCGAAGAGGTTCGGGCGCTGCGCACCGATGCGCAGGTGGCGGGCGGCTATCTCGCCCCCGACCAGTTCGAGGCCACGCTCCTGCGCGAGCTGGTCGAAATCTCGCCCATGCGTCAGGCCGCCCGCGTCACGCCGGTTTCCTCTGGCGCCGTGATCCTCCCCAAACGCACGGGCCGCATCACGGCGAAGTGGGTGGGCGAGACGGAAGATCGCCCCGGCACCGAACCGACCTACGGCCAGATCGAAATCCCGGTCCATGAGATGGCATGTTTCGTGGACGTGTCGAACCGGCTTCTGGAAGACGCCGCCGTCAACATCGAACAGGAACTCGCCTTCGACTTCGCGGAAGAGTTCGGCCGCCTGGAGGCCGTGGCCTTCGTTGCCGGCGACGGCATCAAGAAGCCGGTCGGCATCATGGTGGATGCGAACGTCGCCACCGTTGCCAGCGGCGATGCCGCCAAGATCACGCCCGATAGTCTGATCGACCTCATGTATGCGCTGCCGCAGGCTTATCGCGGTCGCGGCTCGTGGGTGATGAACAGTCGCTCCATCGCCGCCGTGCGCAAGTTCAAGGATGCGGGTGGTAACTTCCTGTGGGCCGATGGTGTCGGCACGATCGCGGACGGGCAGGCTTCCACGCTTCTCGGCCGTCCGGTGATCGAAGCGCCTGACATGCCCGACATCGCGGCGGGTGCAACGCCGATCGTCTACGGCGACTTCGCGTCGGCCTATCGCATCCTTGATCGCGTCGGCCTGACGGTTCTTCGCGATCCCTACACCCAGCAAACGAACGGCGTTGTCCGCTTCCATGCCCGCCGCCGTGTCGGCGCTGGCGTGGTGCGGCCGGAAGCCGTGCGCAAGCTGAAGATCGGCACGGCGTAAGGAGCCCCGACATGCGCGAGTTCGCAAGCAACTTCAAACCTGTCGTCGCCCTCAGCCCGGCCGTTCGTGCCGGGTCTGCGACGGGCAACGCGGTGGATCGTCTCGGCTTCGAGGCGCTGTCCTTTCTCGTCACCACGGGCGACTGGACGAACGGCACCCATACGCTGGTGGCCGAAGAGTCCAGTGATAACGCCTCATGGACGGCGGTCCCGGCCGCCTCACTGACCAAGGCGCTACCTGTGGTGGATGCGACGGGCAAGGGCAACCAGTCCACGCTGATCGGCTACCTGGGCGATGCCCGGTATGTCCGGATCAAGTCGAACGTCTCGGGCTCCCCGGCCACGGGTGCCGTGGTCGGGGCCGTGGTCCTGCTCGGGCGCGCCCGCGCCAAGCCTGCGGTCTGAGGCCGAACATGCTGACCATCGTCACCCCGGCCACGAGCAAGGCGCTGACCACGGTGGACGCCGTGCGCGGGGAACTCGGCCTTGATGCTGCTGACGGCCTCTTGAGCGAGTTTATCTTGCGGGCGTCGGCGATGGTCGAAAGCCTTTGCGGTCGGTCCTTCGCGCGCGAGCGGGTGCGTGAGACCATCCGCGCCCGTCTGTCTGGCGGTCCCATCCTTCCACGCCGTTGGCCTGTGGCGGCCATCGTGGCGCTGACGATCGACGGCAAGGCTGTCGATCCCGTTGATGTGTCTTTTGACGAGGGCACGTTCGAGCGCGCTGGAGGATGGGGCCGCGAAGCCGTCATTACCTATGATGCGGGCTATGTCCTGCCGGGCAGCGCGGGGCGAACGCTGCCCTATGACATCGAGCGCGTCGTAGTGGAGTTGGTCAAGACGGACTGGCACAACCGCGACCGCGACACGACTATCCGCTCCCACGATGTGGATGGCGTCGCGAGCGTCACATACTTCGGCTCAGCTGCGACATTCGACATCATCACCGCGCCCCTTGCACCCTACCGCTTGCCGGTGGCGCTGTAGTCATGCCGATCCGCGCGCCCCGTATCTGTTCCTGTGGCAAGACGATCGCCAGTGGCGCGGTCTGCCCGTGCCGCGCCAAGCGCAAGGCTGAGGCTGACGCTCGCCGCCCTTCGGCCGCTGTGCGCGGCTATGACGCCGCGTGGAAGCGCGTCCGCGCCGACTTCCTCAAGAAGCATCCATGGTGCTGCCATCCAGGCTGCAACAAGCCTGCGACGGAAGCCGATCACGTCTTGAGCGTAGCCGAGCGGCCCGACCTGCGCCTGTCGTGGTCGAACCTTCGCCCCTTCTGCAAGTCGCATCATTCCCAGCGCACCGCGCGCGACCAGGGCTTCGCCCGATCGGGCGCGTCGACCCCCGATCGGGGAGGCCGGACCCCACCCCCCGGGGGGTGGGTCGCGACTTCGCCCGATAGGGGGGAAGACCGACAGGGGTCCTCTCCGCGTGAGAGAGCCGAATTGGAATTTTTCCATTCCGATCATGGGGTTGAGCTGTGAGGGGATCGAAGCCGAAGCTTGTCGTGTCGAACGAAAACCCGCTGCCGGCCACGTCCACCGCGCCCGGATGGATGGCCGAGGACGCGCGCGAGGAATGGGATCGGGTCTATCCGATCCTCGCCGCCCGCCGCGTCCTGACGGCGGCCGACATGGCCTCGCTGGAGAACTACTGCACAGCGATTGGCCGATCGCGCCAGCTTGAGCGCGCGATCCAGAACGCGGGCGACGACATCGATCTCAAGACGATCCGTATGCAGGACAAGCTCATGTCCACCGCCCGGCAGCTCGCGGTGGAAATCGGTCTGACCCCTTCCGCGCGCTCGCGCTCCATGTTCCGCGACAAGGAGGAAGGCAGTGTCCAAGACGACCTCTTCTCCCAGCTGGATCTCTGACGGCAGCGACATTCCCGACCCGCACGGCCATGCCGAGCGGGCGGTGCAATTCCTGCGCGGGCTGAAACACCCGAAAAGCCGATTGCCGGGCCGCGCCTTCGAACTTCCGCTCTGGCAAGAGCGCATCGTGCGCAAAATCTACGGGCCGTGCGACGAAGCGGGCGACCGCCTCGCGCGCACCGTCGTGATCCTCCTGCCGCGCGGCAACCGCAAGACCAGCCTGGGCGCGGCGCTGGCGCTGCTTCACACGATCGGCTTCGAGCGGATGCCGGGCGGTCAGGTCATCTGCTCGGCCTCCGACAAGAAGCAAGCGCGTATCGCCTATGAAGAGGCGGTCGGCATTCTCGACCAGGAGCCGCGCTTCAAGCATGTGCTGGCCTTCCAAGACTACAAGAACAAGATCGTCCACGCGAAGAGCGGCACGGCCCTGGAGGCGATCTCGGCCGACGCCGGGACGCAGCACGGGCGAACGCCGACCTTCGCCTTGGTAGACGAACTCCACGCCTGGAAGAGCCGCGAGCTATGGGACGTGATCCGCACCGGCCTCGTGAAGGTGCCGGGCTCGCTCATGGTGGTGATCAGCACGGCCGGGCGAGGTCAGGAGAATATCGCCTGGGACATCGTGGACTATGCCCGCAAGGTGCAGAGCGGCGAGATTGACGACCCTTCCTATGTCCCGGTCATCTTCGAAAGCGCGAAGGATGCGGATTGGCAGGACGAAGACGTTTGGCGCGCCGTCAATCCGGGGCTCGCGGACGGCTTCCCGGACATCAAGGGCCTTCGCGCCCTGGCGCGAGAGGCGGCGAACCGGCCGGGCGACCGCGAGGCGTTCCGCCAGCTCCATCTGAACGTCTGGCTCGATCACTCGGCCGATCCGTTCGTTGACATGGAGGATTACGATCGCGGCTCGGCACCGATCGACCTCGACGCCTTCGCGCGGCAACCGTGCTGGCTTGGCGTCGATCTCTCTTCGAACTCCGACCTGACCGTCATCGTCGCCGCGTTCCGCGATGCGGCAGACGGGTTCGTCGTGGTGCCATGGTTCTTCTGCCCGGCCGACAATCTGCGCCGGCGCTCCGAGCTGGACGGCGTTCCTTACACGACCTGGGCCGAGGATGGGTTCATTACCCCGACGCCGGGCAATGTCGTGGACTTCCGCCGCGTCGAAGAGGCGATCCGCGATCTCTGCGCCCGCTTCGACGTGCGCGAAATCGCGTTCGATCCGCACCTTGCCCGCAACATGCTGAACAACCTGTCGGAAGACGGCTTCCCGGCCGTTGAGATGCGGCAGGGCTGGGTGACGATGGCCCCGGCCGTGAAGGAGCTGGAGCGCGCTATCGTCGGCGGCTCCTTCCAGCATGGCGGTCATCCCGTGCTTCGCTGGAACTTCCAGAACATCTCTGTCGAGACCGACAAGGCCGGCAATCGCATGTTCCACAAGGGCAAGAGCCGGGACCGCATCGACGGGGCCGTAGCGGCGGCCATGGCCGTCGCCCGCGCCGCAGCCGGCGAGGATGAACGCTCGATCTACAGCGACTTCGGGGAGCGGCCGGAAGGGCTGATGGTCTGGTAATGCTGCACGTCTCACCCGAAATCCGTCAGGTTCTCCGAAAAATTCAGGCGCAGCACACGGCGGCCGAACGCGCTCGCGCCAGCGTACGGGTGCAAAAGCCCAGCCGCTTGTTGAGCGAGGATCGCTTCGCGTCCCTCGTCGCCGGAATGGCGATCGTGCTTCAGACTGGCACCTCATCGCTCTTCCAGTTCGAGGGCGCTTGCCGGTACGGCTTGAGGCGCGTCCTCGTGTTGCAGGACTGGTCATGGCGTGACGCAGACATGGCAGCGGCGGCTGTCGTGTCCGTCGCCTTGATGCAGATTGGTGCGGAACGGCCGACCTGGCATGAGGGTCAGCCAGAATGGGCAGGCACCCAAGCTGTCGATCGGACCTATTGCGCGCGATGTGGAAAGCCGCTCGAAGAAGGCCGCCGCAAGTTCTGCAGCAAGCTGTGCTCGAATGCCGACAACAAGGAGCGCGGGGCGAAGTTCGGCCTGCAAGTGTCTCTGGCCGAGTATCATGCGACCCTTGCCGAACGGCGCGCCCAACGGTTGAAGGATTGCAGCAAAAACTGCGACGGATGCGGAAAGGCGTTCATCGGGTCGCATCCCAGCGTTCGATATTGCTCGCAGCGCTGCACCCGTACCGAGTTCAGAAAGCATTTCGCCCGCGCCTGCGACGGATGCGGAACGATCTTCGAGCCCAAAAAGGGTATGCCGAGTAAGTTCTGCGACAAGGCTTGCTACGACCAAAGCCGCAAGCGCAGCGAAGGCGACCAGACCTGCGGATACTGCGCCAAGCCCTTCAGCAAAAAAGCGGGGCAGCGATACTGCTCGGTTTCGTGCGGCCAACTCGCCCGCCAATCCGCTGCCCGAACCTCCTTCGAGTGTCGAGAAGTTGAGGCATGACGGCAAATCTCGTCTTTCAGCCCACCATGTCGCCTCGCGGCAGACGAATGGTTGCAGCCTATCAGCGCCAGTTGACGGGGGAGCGGATCACGCTTCAGCGGCGCGGCTCCCCCGACTGTTCCGCACGAGGCCGCATCGTCGGCTTCTCGGAAGCGGAAATCGTCGGCGGCATCCAAGAGGGCCAGCGCAAGCTGATCGTCTTCGCGCCTGACATCCCATGGCCGGAGCCGCTGCGCGAAGGCGACCTCGCCGTGATCGGCGATCTCGAACTCTACATCAACACTGTGGACGATCAGAAACGCCGGGTGGACGGCTATCTGGTGGCCTACGAGGCAACCGCGAGCGGACGATGAAGCCGACCCGAATTTCCCCCGTGTTCCGAGAGCTGGAGCTGAAGCTGTCCGCGCATATGAGCGATCGACGCCGATCGGAACGGCTCGCCGCCTTCGCATTGGAAAAGATCACCGAAGCGAAGGCAGCGAACGGCCGGAACGGCGAGCACGCCCGCCATCGACAGATTGTCGATGGCCGCGAAGGCGCGGCCCTGACTTCGGTTAAGCCAGATGGCGTGATCGTCGCGCGGTTCGACCTGCTCCAAGAGGTTCTGGACTGGATCGGAAACACGCTGATCCAAGAATCACCTGTCCTCAGCGGCAAGTATGCGAAGAGCCACGTCCTCTACGTGGATGGGGAGCCGTACGCAGGCGACGGGCCGATCCCAGCAGGCGAACTCTACACGTTCGTCAACATCCAGCCCTATGCGCGGAAGATAGACAGGGGCTTTTCCGACAAAGCGCCGGAGGGCGTCTACGAGGCCGTCGCCGGCGTGGCGAACAAGAAGTTCGGCAATGTCGCAAAGGTGACGTTCGGCTGGCACCCGCTTATCGGCGCGGCCCCGCTCGAAGCCTGGGCGGCCAAGACCAGCCTCAAGCCGGCGCGACGGAAGATGAAACAGGCTTCGCTCGATGAGTGGCGGAAAAGACAGCCTACGATCTTTGTGAGGCCATTCTGATGGCGCACCCACTCGTCATCAAGGCGGTTTCCGATCGTCTCGCCGCCGGCTTCATTGAGCCGGACTGTCCGATTGTCGGGATCAACGAACGGCCGAGCGCGGGTCGCAGCCGCACCGCCTTCGTTACGCTCCAGTTCCCCTACTCGACCTCAGCGCCTGCGACACTTGGCGCGCCGGGCGGCCAATGGTGGATGGAGGAAGGCGCGTTTCGGTTCGTTGTAATCATCTCCAAAGGCGAAGGTATCGCCCGTGGATTGGAATGGGCCGAACGGATTGCCAGTTTGTTTCGAGGCGAAGAGTTCGATGAGATCGTCTGTTTTGCTGCTGGCTCACCGAACCTTGACGATCACAATGATGGGGACGCCTTTTTTCGTTTCTCGTTCACTGTCGCCTACGAATTCCAGTTCCAACAGCGCGCCTAAGCGTTCAAGAATAGATGCTCGGAGCTACCAAAAGCGTAAGGCGTGTGACATCCGCCGACTGGTAAAGTTTTCAACGACGTTCCTGAGACTGTAGGTCTTGAAGAGATACGACCTTTCCATGGTCTGGATGCGGAGCAAACGCTTGGCGCATAGCCCCAGCTTCAGGGCTATTTGCAGCAAGCTTATTGCGAGCCTCCTCCAGCGAGGCTTGGTAGCGCACTTGAAGCGTTCGTCGGAGTATGGCTGGAATCTGACCCGCCCGCCAAATTACTAAACCGCTTGCGCATACAACGATTGCCTGACCAGATCGCGGCAGCACGTCCGTGGATAGATACGGTATCCACCGAAGAGCTGAAGGAGTCTCGATCGACAGGGCAAGCAACGCACCAATCGCTATGGCGATACAGCCAAAGCAAAATAGAAGCGCATCCATGGCGGCCTGAATTTCGGCCTCCAAGCGCTGCAATGCATGAACGCTGCGCCCGCTCGTAGTCATGGAATTAATTAGGAGTGTAATCGTAGGCAGTATGCTTGCAGCCAAAAGACCTAGAAAAGTCGCGAGAATACGCCCGGCATCACCAGATACCGCTCCAGGTCTGATGGTCGCGCCGATCGCCAAAGCGATCACTGCCACCGTCACATCTCCTAATCGAAGCGACAATCGATTTTTCCAGAGTTTGCCCATTCGCGCAAAGCGTTCACAATCTGTTCCATAGCATCTGCCGGATTCAAAAGCGATGCCTGCATGTCAACTGGACGCTGAACGGAAAGTTTGACGATCCCATTCTTTTCGCTGCCATTCCCCCTTAAACCAAGGTCCGCGGCATCCACGTTCCGAAGTGCTTCGTTGATTGTAGCCCGAGAGATGGGCTTTTTCTTTCGTTTCTTCTCTTTGATGAAGACGCGAAAGAACCCCTCGATCCAACCATCGTCTGGGACTTCAGACTTCAAGCTTTCTAGCGCCTCATTCCCCCAACCCAAGATGCGCAGCACATCGAAAACGGTAGCGCCGTGATCTCGGGCAACCCCCGCTTCGCGTTCTAAAATCTCGTCGACCGCGCCGGCTGCACTCCCATGGTTCGGCTTCGCTGCTACCGTCACTTCCGTGGATTCATCCAGAGCCTTCCCGTCAGCGGCCATAAACTTACTGTTTAAGATAACCGCCTGCCCGGGCTCGATCTCTCCCGCCCCTTGAAAAAGCGCAGTCAAATAGCGTTCGAGTGTCCTGCCACGTACTTGTTGACCTTCTATAAGGCCGACATGGTTTCCAACGACTGCGAAATAAAGCGCCCCTCGCAGCACGCGAGCGCGCTCACCAACATTAAGATTTGCGATAACAAATTCGGACGTATCGTCTTCAAGAGATTGCAGAACTGCAGGAACGTCTGCACCTTCTTGCAAATGAATGAGTTGACCTGCAAAGATAGGCCCATCCCAAAGCGCGGGATCAAGAACCTTATTTAGGATAACGACACTTCCATCTTGATCAATGTCCAGTTTACGCAAGCGAGCATTTTCCGCCCATCCTCGACGCCGGAGAACATCTACAAGCATAGGCTTCAGCTCAGTGTCTTCGCCCAAGTCTTCCGTTTTCAGCTGCCTGTACTGGATTGTTGCCTTCGCCAC